CGGTCTACTAATTCCGCAACATAGGCTTGTGTCCAGCCCTTTTCTTCTCTGGCTCGTTTGAGAGCCGCCCCGAGGCCGTGAAAGTCAAACCTTCTTTCATCTTGGTTCATTCTCATATCACCCTATATCATTGTACATTTCGGGTTGGATTATGAGAATGTAATATGATTGTTACTGTTCACACACCACTGTCCCGCGAGGTGTTTTGGCATGAATATGCCAAAATCCCGAGACATACAAGCCAAAATTCCATTGCCGCAGGCAATCTGGAATGAATTTTGGCTACGTTACTGTGAACGGAGTGAACAGTAGAGAGTATTAATCGAGAACTTGACAATACTGAAAAAGAACATTGTCAAAAGGTAACTATGAAAATTTTAATGGGAGTTATTGCATTTGCAATTTGTTGTACAGTTGGTTTAATACAGGATATGCTTTCTTTGATTTCATTGACTACCTTTATAATTTTAATTTCTCAGTATGTTGGTATTTTGAAATATAAAATTGAAAATAGTAAGAATAAGCGGCGATGATAAAATTATTATTTCCGCTTTTTTATTACATAGAAAGAAGGGAGAAGATTACTTTTTGAATATTAGATTATTTATATAAAAACGTCCAATGGATTTCAATCCGTAAGGACGTTTTTTATATATTACGAAAACTTTTTATAGAGTTTTTCTTTTAAACCCGAACAATGGGAAGTTCTCAATCGGGATAAGGGTGAAAGGGGAAAAGACCTTTGCTCATATCTTGTGGTCGGGAAGGAGGTGAACTCTATGGAGCAATCTTCTTCCTATGATGAGAAAACAGTCAGACATCAATTTGATCGAAAATGTAAATTAGCATTGAAAGGTGAAGTGGTGGATTATGAAAGACATTTGGCATATCTTAGAAAACATGAAGTTCTGTTTTCAGAATTATCGGAACGGGAAATAGAGAATTTTTCTATAATCAATGAGTATGAATTGGAAAAAAGCTATTTTCGTGCAGGTGGTTATGATGTGGTGGTAAAAGATGCTCTTTTGGCAGAAGCATTGAAAGCACTGACGGAAAGAAAAAGGGATGTTATTCTTTTGTCGTATTTTATGGAAATGAATGATGCTGATATAGCAAGAAAATTGAATCTTGTCAGAAGTACGGTACATGAGCATCGGACACGATCACTTGAAATACTAAAGGCTATGCTGGAGGAAAATGTAAATGAAAACGGAAGAAAAAAGTGCAAGTAATAAAAAATTGATATCGCTTTGCGTGATTGAAAGAGCATTGGAAGGTGATATCCAGGCGATAAATAAAGTATTGAAACATTATGAGGGATACATTGCAAAATTATCAATTAGAAAAATGTATGACGAATATGGAAGTGTTCATTATTGTGTGGATGAAACGCTTCGCAGACGCTTGGAAACAAAACTGATAAAAACAATTCTGGGATTTAAAATGGTTCGCTAAATAATGTATAAGAGCATCCATTTCTGCTGATAAGAATATTTAGCGTTGCTTGTACCTTGAAAATTTCATATTTATCCTGCAGGACGAATGAAACAGAGGAGCTATACAGTAGATACGCCAGGACTGTCTGCATTATTGCTTTGCGACATTGTGACGCAAAGTGGAAATGGTATCAAAATGATATGGAAGCAAAGGCATGAGCGATAAATATTTGACTGTGATCAGAAAGTGGGATTTTTGTGGCGAAGATACTGTTTTTGATAATGATACTTCCGGGAAAGCTGCCCGGTCTGAAAAGATGGTGAAATACCAATGAGGCTGTTACCCGACAGTTACTGCAGGATTTTTGGATAAAAGTAGATGAGAAAGAGTAGAGAGGGAAAATGAATAGTGCAAAATTGTTGAGATACAGTATGCAGCTGTCAATGTTGAAACAATTACGCTCGTTAAAACTTATAAGTGAAGCAGAGTATCAGCTGGTAGAGAAAAAATTAAAAAAAGATTATGGTGTTATTTCTAATATTACCGCTTGACTATTATAGTGTTGCGTTGTAAAATTATATCAACACTACGGTAGGAACACAAAAAGAAAGGAGCGGTCAAATGGAAGTTGAAATCATTAAGGCGAAGGGTGCTGGTGAGGATACTTCTACGGGAAGAAAGATTGATAGATTAAGAGTTGCCGCATATTGTCGTGTTAGTACTGATGATGAAGATCAGATTAAAAGTTATAATTCAATGGTCAGATATTACACAGATTTGATAAAGAGTAATAAGCAATGGGTTTTTGCAGGAGTTTTTGCTGATAAAGCAATTACAGGCACGAAAACAGATAAAAGAGAAGAATTCCAATTACTGATTCAGGAATGTCTTTCAGGCAATATTGATCTAGTGATTGCAAAAAGCATTCCTAGATTCGCACGAAATACATTAGATACATTAAAATATGTAAGAATGTTAAGAGAGAGGAATATAGCGGTATATTTTGAAGTCGAAAAAATTAATACGTTAAAAGATGGAGAATTTTTACTGACTATTTTAAGTTCTGTTGCACAGCAGGAAGTGGAAAATACATCTGCATATGTAAAAAAAGGTTTGAAAATGAAGATGAAACGTGGAGAACTTGTTGGTTTTCAGGGCTGCCTTGGATATGATTACGATGTAGTAACAAAGTCGCTGTCTATTAACGAAGAGGGTGCGGAAACGGTCAGATACATATTTGACAGATATGTTGCAGGTGCTGGAAGTACGATGATTGCAAGGGAACTGAATGAACAGGGGATTTCAACTATTAAAGGGAATCTGTGGACTTCTTCCAGTGTAATGGGAATTATTAATAATGAAAAATACAAAGGTGATATTTTATTAGGAAAAACCTTTACAGTAGATCCGATATCAAAAAGAAGGCTGGAAAATCTTGGAGAAGAAGATCGGTTTTATATCAAAAATCATCATGAACCGATTATATCAGAAGAAAAATTTGCAAGAGCTCAGGAGATACGGGAACGCCGTAATGGAGGACGCAAAAAGGGAGTAGCACCTGGAAAACGAGAAAAATTCAGTAGACAATATGCTTTTAGTTGTATGCTTGAATGTGGATTTTGCGGTGCGAGCTTGTCAAGACGAAGATGGCATAGTAGTTCAAAGTATAAAAAAACTATTTGGCAGTGTGTCAAATCTACGAAACATGGAAAACGGTTTTGCCCGGATAGTAAAGGAATTCCAGAACAGGTTATTGAGGATGCTTTTATTGAATCCTATCGAATGCTATGTACAGATCATAAGGATGTACTAGAGGAATTTATTAAGAGAGTTGAAAAAACTTTATCTGAAGATTCAATAGAAGATAAAATTGAAAAACTCAATAAAAATGCTTATAATATCCAATATAAAAGAAAGAAATTATTGGAGAGTTATTTAGAGGGCGTTGTGGCTAAGGACATTTACGAAGAAACAGATATGGGATATGAAAAGAAATTATCTGAAGTAAATGCTCAGCTGGGTATGCTCGAACAACAATATGACAATGAAGGCAGCTTGCAAAGAAGGCTGGTAGATTTTAGAAAAGCATTGTCAAAAAACCAGATTTTAGAAGGATTTGACAGAGGAATATTTGAAAGTATCATCGAAAAAGTTATTGTCGGTGGTTACGATGAAAATGGAGAGAAAGATCCCTATAAAATCATTTTCATATATAAAACAGGATTCAAAAATGAAATTGGAAACGCAAAAGAACGATTTGGGAAGAAATCAAAAGCAGTAGAAAAAGCGAAAGAAATGTGTTCCCATATCGCAGACGAGGTAAAAGATGTGTGTTCCTATGTTAGTGACAATACACGTTGAGACAGTGGCGTTAATTTGCCGTAAATAAGCGGGTTTCCGGGATTGAAACTGTAAAGTTCAGTGGATTTGCCACCCATTTGCCACCCACAAAATTAAAATAACGAATTAATAAGGAAAACGGTTGAACTCTCTGAACCAACTAGAGTTGCTCAACCGTTTTTTGTATTTATTGAACTGCCTGTTCAAAAATATCAACAGCGGTCTGTTGCATAACTTCGGTATTAAATGTATATGTACGAAGTGTTGTCTGTATATCCTTATGCCCTAACCGTTCCATAACTGTCTTGGGATTAACTCCGTTTTCTGCAAGGATCGTTCCGTGAGTGTGCCGCAGACAGTGAGCATGAAACAGAACGTTGCCAAGCTCCATATGGATTACTCTGGCGCAGTATTTAAAGGAGTCAGGAGTTACAAGGCTTCCATTATCTTTGACGCATAACGGAGTAATTTCCTGATAGCTTACAGTTACATCTGCTTTAATCTGAGTAATGGAACCATCTGGCAGCAAATAGGTTTTCATGTAGTTTCCGCCATATTTCATACGATTGATCTTTTGACGTTGGATCACATATTTTAATTCTTGTTCCAGGGTTGATCCTATTTTGAGCGTGCGGTAGGAATCGTATTTGGGCGGCTTCATATACCATTCTTTACCTACTTTGGTCATTTGACGGCGGATGTGAAGCTCATGGCGGCTGAAATCAATATCTTGCAATAGATCAATGCCGAATGTCTCTCCTAATCTGGTACCGGTATAGTAAGGCAACACAAGGGAGATGTGAAAATATTTTTCCTGTGGAAAACGTTGCATGATTCGATCAAATTCATCTTTGGGGCAGACGTATTCTGCATGAGCTTTTGCCCTTGGGTTTATCGGCATTTTACCGATTTTAACTGGTACACAGGGATTGGTCTGAATGTATTTCAGCGGAACGATGGCATAATTAAGTGCACCTTGCAGACAACCCAGAGTGTTTTCAACCATATTTTTTGAATAACCTTTGCGTTTCATGTCGTCAATGAACTCTTGAATCCGATCAGGAGCATACTGAAAACTGCTCAACCGATAAATTCCGAATGCAGGCTTTAAATGGATTCTTACTTTAGCTTCGTAATCTCGATAGGTGTTGTAGGTATATCCATGGTCAATATTTTTCCGAATAGCATTTTCAAGCCAGTAGTCCAGGTAATCGGCCACACTGATTTCTTTAGGTGTAAAAGATCTGCCAGTATTATTATACTCTGCGATGGCAGCAGCTCGTGCTTCAAGTGCTTCTTTCTGTGTGCGGAATCCACCCTTTTCTATCTTTTTTCGTTCGCCATTGATCTTTGCTGTGTCAAAATAATAAGACCAGCTCTTACCTCTTTTTCTTACTCCTTCAGCCATAATTTATCATCCTCCTTAAAATTGGGTACAAAAATAACGGTCGTACAAATGTTCTGAATGTACAACCGTCTCCGAAGATGATACAATATCATATGGGTGTACTACTGTATTCTTCGGAGCAGTAGTCTTGAAATGAGTGCCCGTATTGATTACGGGCGCAAGGTTCGTTGGTAGCGAGCCTTGCAATATGGAGAGGGATGTAAAAACCCTCGTAGTCGTCCTTGTGTTGGTAGCACAGGGACGATTTTTATTTGAATTTAAGATTTTTGGAATTTAAATTACGGATTTTAAAGACGGATATGCGTAACTATGCTCGTACATATATTCAGGAGCGCAGTCAACATTTTCGTCCATCCAGGTGACAACTCCATCTACGATTTTGCAGTTTTTGAATATTTTTTCATCAGTTAATGGAGCGAAAGCGGGGCCATTTAATACGGAAGCATCAAAAAGCCGCTGTTCACCGGTTGAAAAAGTGAGAAGCATCATCATATCATCCAATGGCTTTGCTGCAATAATCTGTATATTTTGTGGGCGTTCACTGGCATAAACAATTCCATTTGAAATAAACATAAAAAATTCCTCCTTACTGTAAAGGTTTAATTTTGTCAAAATGTTCACCCCTGACAGCTTTGTTCCAGGCTGCATAAGCTTCATCTTCGTGCAGAGCAAGCCAGCCAACCAGCATTTTAAACTGTTTTTGCGGAAGTGATCCAGCAAGCAGTTCGCCGTCAATACCGACAGAGGCCCTGTATTCACCATAAGTAACATGGACGTGCGGTTTATTGTGTTGGACAGTGTCGTTAAATAACATTTTAATAACCATTCCTTCAAATCTACTTAATTCTGGCATGTGAGTTCTCCTTATATTTTGCTGATAAAATTAAAAAGTAAATTGATTTACTTAGAAGCTGTGTTATAATGACCTTAAGAGAAAGGGGGAACAATATGAAAAATGTTTTGAATAAGTATCATTCAAAAATTGATAAAATATCACTTTACATTTTTGTATATTGCATAATGGTTAAAGTACTAATCCATGCGCTTTATTTTGTAAAAAGCGAAATCGTATTTGTACTACTTGTTATTTTTATCCCCTTCATTTTGATTACAAAAAGAACTATCAATTATTTGAATGATGCATTACACATTATCTTCAGACTTTGTCGTTGAAGATTCAGGTAATTGTTCTACAGGTTGTGGTGCAACGAGCATATTAGGTGTAATTTTGTCACCATTTAAGATTGCGGCCACAACCTCTGGAGTTTTAACATCTAACTTGTTAACCAATTCTAATAATTCTTCTTTTTCTTTTAATTCAATTCGTTTATTTTTTTGGGCATTTCCACTTATTCCAGGAGATTCTGAAGTGACAGAAAAATCTGTTTTCCCGGTTTGATCGTCTTTTTTATAGGAAATACTAAGCTTTCCACCATTGATGAGATTGTTAACTGCAAATATCAAAAGAGAAAGAACAATACCAGCACCTGAAAGCGAGCCTATCAATTCGATTAAACCAGGAGAGTGAATATTAAGTTTTACCTCAACTTGTGAGGGATTAAATGGAATTTCACACTGTTGAGCTATGGAAGAAGCTGTTTTCTCAAGCAGAGTAGAGAACTCAACTAATTCTTTTAATGTAAGTCCATTAGGGTGTCCTGCATGCAATGTAGTATGGAGTTCATCGCCTCTTGAATAAATACCATAGATGGTTCTGTTTATATATGGGGCATATTCATCCATACAGGAAAGTGCATGTTGAGAATTAAATCCTCTTGCTAAGTATATATCCATTTGTCCTTTGGTTATAGTTTTTAATATTTTGATTTTTCTTCTTTTACGATAAGGACATGGAATAATTTCAGTAGTGGGATTTGCCTGCAAGTAAGATTCAACATAATTTTCTGTCTCATATACATCACCAACAACTTCTGCGATTGCTATGCGATCAGAATTTTTGCTTGGTATTAAGATTATGTCTCCTTTGTCAATCTCAAAAACAAAACGATTAATTTTATTTAATATAGCAGTAATTTTGCCCTTAGTAGTTCCATCACTTTCATCATCTGAATCTTCTGGTGTCGTGGACATTTTCTCATACACTTCTATGAGTCGTTTTATTTCATCGTCATCTTTAGTGTATAAGATACTAAGAGAAACGTAATCCCATGAAATTGAAATATATTCATGCAAGGTAAAGTCTTCGTAATAATCTCCGCCATTAGTTCGAATAATCCAGTAGTGAATGCCTTCGGAAACAGATGGTATTTTTAATAGTGAAAGTAAATTACTATCCATTATTTTTTCCTTTCGTTTACTAATTTCAATTCTATTAATTTTTTATGATATCCAGTCATCCTAGATATCTGCTCAATAGTAAATTCTCTGTATTCTTCAAAAAATGAATCTGGCAGCAGTAGCTCCATAGCGAATTTATTCGCTTCGATTTCCTTTTTTGAATTTAATAGAAGCGTTTTATTTCTGATGAAGTAACAGTTTTCTTTCCGGTGCAGGAGAGCATGGCCAAGCTCATGAGCCATGACCAGACGTTGTTCGTGCTCCGGAAGATTTTCATTGATAAATATGTAGCGGTGATTTTTCAGGAACATGTAGCATCCTTCAAATTGCAGATTGCAGATCTGGTAGATAATACCAAGCTGATCGGCAATATCAAAAGGATCTGCGGTTCCTGTTTTTCTTTTGTAATACGAAACAATCTTTTTGATGTCACGATTCAAGCATCTCACCTACTTCTTGTATTTCTTTGGTGTGTATTTCTCTTTGTTGATAATCTTTAATCGCTTCAAAGCAATCTCCAACTCATCCCGGAACAGCTCTGCGGCATCTGGACTGAGTTCTTCTCCATTGTAGCTGGCAGGGCCATCCTCACCGGCAGTGAGTTTTTCCATAATGTTGTCCAGATCTTTGGCGATGTCACGGTTGTCTTTGGCGTTAAGTGCAGATTCGGAACCGCTTTCTTTTCCATTCAGTAGAAATTCAGATGTTACGTCAAGGAAATCTGCAATCTTTTGGATTTTGTCAGCACTGGGCGTTATGTTTTTGAATTTACTTATGTAACTTCTTGCAAATCCGAGTTCTTTTTCCAGTCTGTTTATAGAATATCCCTTTGCTTTGGCGGCTTCCTTTACGTTTTCATAAAGTCCCATAGTAAGTTCCTCCAAATTTTGCGCAATTCACTATTGACATACGCCATATCTTGTGTATAATAAAAATTACAAGTTGCGCAAGATATTGCGAATGCCGGAGATAACAAATGGCGTTCTGTATTATATTGGTCACGCTTTTAATATAGAATATTTTGCGCAATTTGTCAATAAAAAACGTAATATTTTGCGAAGTACAAAGGAGGTGCAAAATGCCAATTTATACAAATATAAAAAACGCCTGTAAACAAAAAGGCATTCCGGTAACAAGGCTGGAAGCCGATTTAGGATTTGCAAGAAGTACTATTTATAAATGGGATACACATCAGCCCGGAATAGGAAAAATCAAGAAAGTAGCAGATTATCTTGGAGTAACCATGGAGTATCTGCTGTCGGATCAGAAGGAATCAGCATGAGGCCCGCAAGGCCGGACAGGAGGTAAAGAAAGAATAAATGTTAGATTGTTCTGTTAAGAAAAATATTCTTGGTCAGGTTTCAGTTCAACTCGAAATGACGAACCACGACTAGATGAAATTAAAAACAACTGGCACGTGGAATCAAGTGGAGCAGATTCTGATGGAATCTGAAAAACAAAATAACCACTACTCCCACCATAACCAGATAAGCAAACCGGAAGAGACATATTATACAGACTGTTTGATGAAACGGTTTTTCCGCCGATTTTCCTGTCAAAAGAAGCAACAGTAGTTGGCAATTTATCACATGGATAGGTAATTCCATTAATAACAATGGAGATATCCGTGATTGATATAGCGGAATTTGAAAGGTTGTCAAATTGGATATAAGCCAGAGCCAGTTGTCTATCTGCACTATATCCGAAATAAGGTAAACTTAAATGGATTTTGCGCCGTGACTGAATTACTTGCCAAGCAGTACCGGCAGAGCCTATTAATCCAAGTAAAAAAGTAATATTTTCAAAAGTAATGATTTCTTTAAACGAATTCAGAATTGAAATAATTTGGTTCATTTTTATACCTCCTCAAATGAAAGTATAACACAGAGTTTGGAGGATGAATAGAGAAATGATTTAAAGAGCCAGAGACACACCGGAACAGGAAAAGAGACTTGTAGGACAACCAGTTGAGGCCCGTAAGGCCGGATAGGAGGAGTGGCGAAATGACAACAATAATAGCTTCTGCGATTATTTCAGCCATCACAGCAAAAATAGTAGCCACCTACTATTTTAAGGAAGTAGATGGCTACGTAAGAGAAATGTGTGAAATGACGAAAAAAAGCAATCAACACACATTAGCTATTGTACACAAACTTCAAGAAAAGCCAAAGGAGATGAGCTGAAATGGAGAAAATTAAAGATTTTCTGAGAGACGCAGCGATCCCCATAGCTGGAGGTATTATAGGAGCCTTTATAGGGATGGGGATAGCAATCCTGTTAGGAATATTGTAATTAAGGTTGTGATGATTGCGATAACAATAGGCAGAACAATTTGAAGTAATACAAATTGTCCATTAAGCCATTGTTTGCTTTCAACTTCAGCAATTCCAAGATCATCAAGTTGAAAAATGGTGTCTTGTTGAATGGGGATGGGTTCACCGTATACATTACGACTTCCCCCAACCTGAATTACATAATGAGCGTTGACAAGCATAAATAAAATTTCAGGCAATTTGGGATCCTTAAATTTTTTACTGATTTTAGAATAATAGACAGACTTTTTTCGGTATATGTAGTGGAGAATATGCAAGTTGTACTTTGTAATAATCATTTAAAAGTTCCTTTCTTTAAAGACGGCATGGCAGTGCCTGTAAGAAAAGAATAGGAGAGAAACCGTAGAAAGTCAATATTTATGTCAGACCAGGAGGTGAGCTGAGATGGAAATTCGTTCCATAAGAATTGATTTCGACAAAGATACACTGGAAATCAACGGAAAGAAAGCAGATAAGCCGGTTATTGTAACCCTTCCAGGGCCTGATGGATGGCCTATACAGAAAATGTTCAATCCAGAAGTCAAACCTTATGAAGAGTACGGCAGAATCAATATTGAAGTCAATAAAACTGATAGAACAATAAAAAGGGCAAAAAAATTAGTAAAACTGTTAAAGAAAGCCAATTCGTTGGCAGAGGAATTGGCTTTCAAAGAGATTAAAAGTTTTTCAATAGAAAAAGAGACTACTCTTCAGACTGTTCGGAAAGCCATTGATGATACATCCGCAAAGTGTCAAGAGTAACCATTTGGTTTGCGGCAATAAGCTTTCCTGCAAATTCTGAAGGACTATAAGGACCGCCACTCATTTCAGAGGCAATTTCTTGCACGGAGCTGTTTAGACGATCCCTATATTCAGAATAAAAAGTATCGAATGTTTTCATAATTTGGCCTCCTTTCTTAAATACTCGGGTGTGCCAGCACCCTGTATATACAGAATAGGAGTGTACTGTTGAAAACACAAGAAAAAGCGTTCGACAAAGTAGTGAAAATTCTATAAACATAAGGTTGGAGGTGAACAGAAATGAGTTTTTCCGAGAAATTAAAAGAAACTATGCAGGATCTTGACCTTAATCAGAAACAGGTTGTAGGTATGACAGGAAAAAGTAAAGGCTCCATAAGTCAGTACCTGTCAGGAAAACAGATCCCATCAGAAAAAGTCCAGAGCGATATAGCTATATCCCTGGGACTTAATCCAGATTATTTCAAAAACGAAGAGAATCCGGTGCCATTCCGCATCCCCCGAAAAGGAACTATCCCGCGGTTGGACGTTGTGAAAGCCGCACAACTGCTGGGAATGAATCACGATACCGTAAGAAAAGGCTTACAGCAGGGCGCATTCCCGTGGGGCTATGCAATACATACATCAGAAAACAGATGGACGTATTTCATTAACGCAAAGAGATTCGTGGAGATTGAAAGGATTGATAGGTAAGGAAACCATGAAACGAGATGCGATCATATCCCTTTTTATCGCGCTCCCGACAGCAAACCTTCCGTTCTGGCAGTGGAGAAGCCCAGCAGACATGATCCTGATGGCCGGAGTGTTTTGGATGGTAGCGTTTTACTTCGTGGTTGGAACGGGATATCAGAAATGATAAAGAAAAAGAGCCCTGGGAGCGGCAACTCCTGGGGCCCAATGGATATAAGCTATATATTTATTATATAGGAATCCAGAGAGAAAAACAAGTGCCAGAAAGGATACAAGCTATGAAAATTGAAGAAAAGTTATGGCATATTCAGCAAAACCTGAAAGCACCCAAGGGCCAGTATAACAAATTTGGGGATTTTCACTACAGGAGTTGCGAAGATATTCAGGAAGCCGTTAAGCCACTTCTCAAAGAAGTGAAAGCAATCCTTCTTATAGGAGACGAGATCGTACAGATCGGTGACCGTTTTTACATAAAAGCGACTGCTGCCTTACAGGATATCGAAAGTGCGGAACGTATCGTCAACACGGCATATGCCAGAGAAGTTGAAGAAAAGCCAAAGATGGACGCCGCCCAGGTAACTGGATCTTGTAGCAGTTATGCAAGGAAATATGCTTTAAACGGCCTGTTCTGTATAGATGATTCCAAAGATCCGGATTATGCAGCACAGGAACCAAAGAGGGGGGGATCAGGAAGACCTTCCAGGCAGGCGGAACAGAGAGTAAAGGTCACGGCAGCAGAGCTGGAGAAACTTAAAAAAGAAGCGTATCGGACAGGAACGGCACTTTCAGCGGTCGGCAACCGGTACCGGGTAACGGACCTGAAGAACTTAACTCATGAGCAGTATTTAAGAGCAATGAGCGCATTTAAGAAGATGGGAACAGTGCCACCGCCAGCACCGGAAAGAGAACCGGAATTCGTAGAGGCGTATGACCAGGAAGAACTTCCGTTCCGGTAAGAGTAAGGAGAAGACATGACAATTTGTTTTACAGTCCCCGGGAAGCCCCAGGGGAAAGCAAGAGCAAGAACCTTTTATAACCCGAAGACCAAGGCAATGAGCAGCGTCACGCCGGAAAAGACAGTGCTGTATGAGAATTTTATTTCGACCTGCTATTTACAGGCAGCAGGAGAAGAACGTTTTTCCGATGCGGCATATATCAGAATCCGGATCCAGGCATTTTACGGGGTGACGAAAAGCACTTCAAAAGTAAAGAGAACAGCAATGCTGAACGGAGAACTGCTGCCGACAAAGAAACCGGATATTGATAACATTGCCAAGGCTGTTCTGGACGCTCTGAACGGTGTGGCGTACAGGGACGATACACAGGTTGTAGAACTGTATGTGAGAAAACAGTACAGCGAGAAACCACGGGTAGAGATTTGTTTGGAAGAACTGGAGGCATAACCATATGGCAAGGCGAAAGCAGGAAGGAAACCGCTTTTTTCGCCTGGATGTGGATTTTTTCTCAGATAAAAAGGTAAAGATCCTGAAAGCCCGGTATGGGGCAGATGGGATCACCTTATACTTGTATCTCCTGTGTGAGATATATAAGACAGGATATTATTTAAAAGTTGATGAAGACTTTGAGTACATTGTTTCAGATGATCTGAACATGGAAAGCAACAAGGTGAAGCAGGTCTTGAACTTCTTATTGGAACGGTCACTGTTTGATAACATACTTTTCCAGTCGGACAAGGTCTTGACCTCTGCCGGGATACAGAGGAGGTATCAGGCAATGGTAAAAGCCAGGGCACTGAAAACTCCGATCACTGTAGACAGGTTTTGGCTCCTTCCGGAGGAGGAAACCGAGACCTTTATTAAAGTGAACTCTTTTTTAAATAATTCCGAGAATAATCCCGATAATTCCAGGAAAAAAGATGATAATTACAGGAAAAAAGATGATAATTACAGGAAAAATGACACAAAAGGAAAGGAAAAGAAAGGAAAGTATATATATACGGCTCCGCCGGACACATACTTTGAAGATCCTTCTTTGAATGATATCTTTCTGCTCTTCTTGAAATCAAGGCAGAATAAGGGAGAACAACTGACGGAGGACCAGATCCGGTTGCTTGTTGAAGAAATCCTTTCTGTATCTAGCAATCCGGATGAAAGGATCACAATAATTAAAAAGTCTATTATGAACGGTTGGAAAGGATTTTATCCGGTGAAGAAAAAGAAAGCATCATCGAAAAACCGGTTTAATAATTTCCATCAGCGGGACTACGACTTTGCTGACTACGAAAGATGTTTATTAAATCAGGGACCAGGAGGTGATGAGGATGGACGTAAAAGAAGTATGGGGTAAGGCCTGGAGCCTTAAACCAGATCAGAACACAGCCAACATGAAATGTCTTGGCACGGTCATCAAATCCGGCATCCGATTCACCTATTATCAGGACGAAAAGGGAGGGATATGGTTTGATGATGAACCAGTCGAAGGAAAACCAGAGTGGATGCGAAGAGCGGACGAGATCAGGAGAAGAAGGAATAGACGACATTCTTGAAGCTTTGGAGACTTACGTGTGTGATGAACTCTGCTGCCATAGAAGCGAAAATCTGACACAGGAAGAAATGGACTGGTACTGCTGCCATTGTGAGTTACAGCAGTACACGGACAAGATCCGCGAAGAGTATGAGAAGGTCAATGACTTTGGCAAGAGCCAGGCAGGTCAGCTTATGAACAAATATCGCAAGATCACACTCTGCAAAGACTGCGGGTATCGCGGAGGGATAAACAAGCCTCACTGTGCAGGAAAAATGTCCGGAATTGCGGGCGTTTTGACAGAAGGCGATGGATGCAGCAGAGGAATTGAGGAGAAGTAAGGGAGGACGCAAGATGTTACAGGAAACGAATTTGGATAAGGCATTGAAAATGGTACTGGCTGGGAAACCGGTACTGGCAGCAGTGAAAAAGACCGGTGATATCACTTCAACAAAATACACATTCCGGTTACTGAATGAGATCCTGGAGAAATATATTTTTCTGATCCAGGTACCGGCGGTTGAGGATCCTGAGTTCAAAGAGAAAGTAGCAGAAATGGTGCAGAGCGTTCCGGCTGTAAATATCGTGGAAAGCCCAGAAAAAAAACAGACAGATAAGCCGAACAAGATCGTACATTGCGAAGAAAGAGGATATTCAGGCTTTCTGCATATCCGTTGTAAATGCGGCGCGGAAAAAAGTTTTTTCACAAAAGCAGGACTAAGCTTTTACAAATGCGCAGAATGCGGAGACCGAACAGAGCTGAAAGACCTGAAACTTGCATTACTTATCTGTGAATGTGGAGAACGTTTAAGGTATTTCACAAATGAGACAGCAGAAATGTTCGATCTGAACTGTTTGGACTGCGGACAGCCGGTAGCAATGAAATACAATGTGAAAAAGAAACGGTACGAAACAATCAGGGAATAAGGGACAGGAGAAAAGAATGGATGTAGTAGAAATCAAATGGTATGAAATGGACATGTCTCTGAATGATGTGAAGAACCTTCTTTCGGCAAATATCAAAACCATGTCCAGAAGCTTTATTGCTGCCGGATATTATATGAAATATATCCGGGACCGTGAATTATTCCGGGACGGTGGATATAGCAGTATCTGGGAGTTTGCGGAAGACCAGTATGGAATCAAAAAGTCAGCAACAAGCCGCTGGATGGCGATGAATGACAAGTTTTCCAAAGATGGAAACAGCCCTATCCTGGATGATAAATACAAGGATTTCAACAAAAGCCAGCTGCAGGAGATGCTGTATCTGACAGATGAACAGATGGAAGAAGCTGAGCCGGAAATGAGTGCAAAGGAAATTCGTGCAATCAGGAAACCTCCGGAAGTAGAAGTTATTGCGCCGGCGCAACAGATAGATGATCAGATCCCCGGCCAGGATAGCATTGAACAGCATCCAGAATATATGCCAGGAAAAATGACGATTGAAACAGCAACCGGACAGAACCGGCCGCCAGAGAACGAGATTCCAATCACACCGGAACTGCAGATAGAACGCTTTTTCGAAGCCCTGAACAGAGGAGATAAGGAGCGTGTCCTTGCGTGCGATATCAATGCAACAACCTATCTGTTGGATGCCCGGTATCAGGATGTCAGAATCAGGAACGGTAATTTCAATTATCAGGCAAATTCAACCGGGATCATGTTCAATCCTGGCAGTTACATGGAATGCGCTTTCACCTGGAATGAGCTGGCCCACGAGCTGATAAAACGGTTCGGGAAGAAACGGAAACCGGTCAAGATGGCGTCTGTAGATGCACTGGAGAAGAAAGAAAACGAAATGCCAGGTCCGGCAAAATGTATCACTGGAAAGAGCGGTTCGGGAATATGCGGGGCAGCAGCCTATTGCAACACGGAATTCAAATGTTGTGCTCAGTGTCCGGACGGCTGTAACAGTCGTTGCGGCTGGCTGGAAGAACGCTGCCAGCAGGTAGCAGAAACACCGGATAAAAAGCAGCAGAAACATTTTGCTGAGGACAACAAAACATCCGACCATTACGGTGAGGTCACCGCATTGCCGGATGCCTGGCCACCAGAATTGAAGGATATCCCAATTCCGACCGAAACTGAGATAATGGGATATTTGTACGATGAGGAGCGAAAACTCAGGGAAATTCTTGAAACGGAAAAAGAAGAACCCGGGATGCCGCGTATGGAGATTATGAGACAGCAGATGATTACGGCAGGCCTGAGATTAATCAAGAATCTTGTCGAAGATTGTCGAGAAGAATAAACAAGGGTGTTTTCAAAATCCAGATATATCACAAATACATAAGGGGAGGCCCTGACCTCCCCGGAAAGGGGCAGAAATGTTATTTCCAAAACCGAAAAGTAAGAAAAAGAGAATGCGCCATCCGGCCAGCATCCTGCACGATAAAAACAGCAGAACCTGTTATCTCTGCGTGACACTTCACGACAACTGGAATGAACACAGGATCCTGGATGAGCATCATGTATTTGGAGGACCAAACCGGAAAAACTCAGAAGAATATGGTCTGAAAGTATACCTGTGCCATGATCATCACATCTACGGCCCAGAGGCAGTACACAACAATGCACGGATCCGCCACGAATTACAGCGGACAGCACAGAAATTATTCGAAAAACAACACAGTCACAAAGAGTTCATGGAGATATTCGGCCGGAACTACCTTGATCCGGTAGAAATAGGGAAAATCAATGCGAGGAAGAAAAAAACTGTACAAGATAGTAGACCAGAACGGGAAACAGGTCTTTGAGGATTTGTTTAACTGTCAGCAGGCAGCAGAGAAGATCGGCACAACAAAACAAAACGTCTACCAGGCAGTAGAAAATTACGCTCTCGTAAATAAGAAATACCGGATCATCCCGGAAGACACAAAACTAAGCAGAAAGCTCGATTTTGAACTCCTGGCAGAATGGGACAGATACCGGAAATGGATGCTGAGGGCAGCAGGGAGGAGAAGATGAATAAGAGACAGAAAAAGAAGTTATTCAAGAAAAGAGCTGGCTTTTACCCACCGGGAGGCTTTAATACCTTCGGGTTCCAGATCTTCACCGGAATCGGAATGACAAAGAAGAAATGGGAGAGACTGGACAGGATGCTGGATGATCTATTTGGAAACATGGAATATGACCGGAATACCAGAAACGTAGAGAATTTTAACCGGATCATGACAGAAAGGAGAAAATAATGGAAAATACATGCAAAACCTGTATCAACAACGATGATGGCCTCTGCGATCGCAAAGGAATCCTTGTAGAAGACGAAGATTCCTGTGAGCATCATTGGCCAGTAGGGAAAAAGGTCAAAATAAAAAAACATGAGAAGAAACTGGACATCACACCAGAGCTGGCTATAGCAGCCTATAACACACTGATCCAGTTTTGCAGAAGCCAGCCGGCCAGTGAGGATGGTGCCTGCAATAGATGCGTTTTATATCAGAATTGTCCTGGTACATCGGATTTTTTGCCGGAGGACTGGAAGGAGATAAAGAAAACATGAGATTTTGTTTAATAGTAATTTCGTATGTCATGTTAGGATGGTTTGCGGTTAGAGGAAACATAATGTGGACAATAGTAATGAGCACATTAATTATTACAACATATCTGGAAGAAAGAAGGGATTGAATGAGCTATAAGAACAAAGAAGGTTATCCAGATCCGACTGAAGGAGAAGCAATCCGAAGAGCCAGCCGGATGCCGACACATATCTATAATGTCAGCTGTGCCTTAAATGCTGTGGCAGGGCTCCATGGACTTGAAATCATGGGTCTGAGAGATAAGAAAACAGGAAAAGAATGGCCACAGAGGGGGGTGAGTAGTATGTGAGTAATATTTCTTGGTTCCGGCATGGTGTTCGGAGCCGCAGCCCTGGTGTTAGCCTGGATAGGAAGTAAAGTAATCCTGTCGATCAGGCGGCAGCAGAAGAAGTTTGAAATTGAAGATGAAACTTACAACAAAGTAAAGAAAGCAATCAAAGAAAAGGAGATCGAAAATGAAGAGTAAAGTTATTATCGGAATCGTGGCAGCAGTAGCAGTTCTTGGTGGAGGATACACAGTATCAAGGATGGATTTTATCGGCACAGGCAAAGTCGGCATTGTTTATAACTATAAAGACGGAGTACAGGATAAAGTGTTGACTCCGGGAATGCACTTTATTGCACCAATGAACAAAGTAAAGGAATTTAGTACCAGCAATGAGATCCTTGTTCTTACAAAGGACAAGAGGGATGGCAGTAAAGAAGATGATTCCTTTAAAGTAGCCACATCGGATGATGCCAGCATTGCAGTATCTTTCCAGATGAGTTACCGGTACGATCCAGATACAGTGATTGATACATACAAGCGATTCAAAGGAATGGACGGAGAAGATATCATCGAAAACCGTGTCAAAACTGTTTTGAAGTCAAAGATTTCTGAGGTTACAACTGATTATTCCATGATGGACATCTATTCCGGAAACAGATCCGAACTGAATAATGCCATTACAGAGTATCTCAACAAAGATTTTCACAAAAAATATGGCATTGAAGTCCTGGATGCTTCTATCGTAGAGGTACATCCGGATAAAAAGCTGAAACAGGCTATTGATAACAGAGTGACAGCTTTGCAGGAGAAACAGCAGGCTCAGGCAGAACAGGAAAAGGTAAAAGTCCAGAAGGAGACGGAAAAGCTCCAGGCCGAGGCAGATGCCCAGATCGAACTGACCAAGGCCGAGGCAGATGCAAAGAAAGCCAAGGTCAAAGCAGCAGCCGAAGCTGAGAACACAAAGACAAAAGCAAAAGCGCAGGCAGAAGCCAATAAAGAACTCAGTGCATCCATTACAGATGAGCTGATCAAGATGAAGGAGGCAGAAGCTCACTATAAAAATGGCTGGCTTACAGTCCAGGGAGCCGATGCCGTGATCGCGGATAAATAAAAGAAATGCAGAGAAAGCCGGGAGCATACACGTTCCCGGCTGAAAGCATCGAAAGGGGAGGGCAACATTGGAAACAGAAACCCAGAAAGAAAACGAAGAGAAAAAGGAATATTTAAAATCCTATCGAAGAGCAGTGAAGCGAGAAAAGGATATCCTTGACGAGATCCAGCGATTGAGGTCAGACAAGATGTTTCCTTCCGTGGTCAATGACGGAATGCCTAAGGGCAGCAGTCAGTCAGATTTGTCAGATTACATAGCTATTTTAGATGAGCAGATCGAGCTCCTGAAGGCAGAACGGCTGGAAAAAGCCAGATGTTATCAGAAAATCGAGAGACAGATCAGACAGATAAAGAACGAAGATGAGCAGGAAGTGTTGAGATTACGATATATAATAGGACTGAAATGGGAGGAAGTAGCTTTAAATATGAGTTATAGCTGGAAACACATACATAGAATTCATTCATCAGCTCTCTGCAATTTCAAGATGACATAGAATGACACACTTTATCTGTGATATCATTACAATGGATTTCAAAAGAACAGATGAAATCCTCCTTTTATGAGCACACTGCCAGGAAATGGGCCTGGCAGCAGTCATGGAACGTAGCTCAGTGGTAGAGCAGCTGACTTATATCCAGTGTGTCGGTGGTTCGAGCCCATCCGTTCCAATTTCTCTATTGTAGAGAAACTCTTAACATCATACATTTTTGGCGAAACGTTTTGTAGAAATACAGAACGTTTTTTTAGTAAAAATATAGACTTTTTGATAAGACAAACATATAATATATATATCATAAAAGCGAAATGGGTGAAAGTATGAAAAGCGCGTTGGAGTTATCGCGGTATATAATTGGATTATGCACCTCAGAAGGTGAACCTATTAGTAATTTACAATTGCAAAAAATTTTATATTATATTCAAAAAGAATTTTTAACAAGAGGAACGGAAGCGTTTTCTGACGAATTTCAAGCATGGCAGTTCGGACCGGTTATTCCATGCGTGTATCGGCAATACTGTGCATTTGGAAGCAGGTATATAAGTATGCTTTATTCAAACAAATTGGAAACTTATACAGATGCTGAAAAAAGCTTAATAGATAGGATAGTTCATTTAAAACGTAAAAAATATCCGTGGGAGTTGGTAAGAGAAACACATCAGAGTGGAAAAGCTTGGAGTATTATTTATAATAAATATGGAAATTCTAATGCAATTATACCAAAAGATCTAATTAAGAAGGTTGGATAAAAAAATGGAAAAAACTGCTGAGGATAAAACATTAAAATTACAAAAAATAATATTTGAACTTTCAAAAGATCAAAAAAGTCTAGAAAATCCGGTTCAATTAGAAAAATATTTTGAAATTTTGGAAGATATTTATTTTACAGAAAACTCAAGAGACGGGTTTAGACATTATTATTCTGATATATTTGGATGGATAACGCAAATTGACAAGGATCCATTTGGAGAATTAGGAAACTTGGATGTGTTATCTCAAAATATCGATGAAATAAAAAATGCTTACATAAAATGCGCATATAATAGAAAAAGAAATGTTTGTAAATCAATAGAAAAATTGTATGATCATATTAATCTTGACATTGCTCGTATTAATTATTTAAAAACAATACAGTCTACTAGTGAGGATAAAATGCAGATGATTGATCAGCAGGTTTTTTTATTGAAACAAACAATGGATCAAGAATTAAGTAATGCTGAAGATATTAGCAAAAAAGTTAATAATGCGTATTCAGAGTTTGTTTCAATTCTTGGAATTTTTTCTGCAATAGTGTTGGTTTTCTTTGGCGGAACATCTATATTTGCGAATGTCATTGCTGCAATGTATAAAACATCTATTTACAAAAGCGTAATTATCTGTACAATTACGGGGGAAATGCTGGCCAATGTTATTTTTATATTTCTTTGTTTATTGGCAAAACTTCTAGATAGAAGTATTGCAGCAAAAGTTGAGGAATGGGAAATATATGGAAATTCAATAAAGAGGTTTAGGATACGGTATCCTGTTGTGTTTTATTTTAATGTTTTGTGTCTTGGAATTTTGGGAATAACATGTTGCACATGGAAAATAAATAAATCAAACATTTTTGAAATGTTTGCTGCTTTATGGCGTTCTATACTTTGGGGTTCAACGATTGTTTATGATAAAAGAAGACTATTAATATATATGTGTGTAATTTGGTGTATTATAAATATAATATTTGTTTTAGCCTATCTATTTGCAAAAATAACAGATATTAACATAGGATGGCGTATTAATATTTCCCACCCTAGGTGGATAAGCATTCAAGAAACTTCCAATAACGAATTTGAAATTTACAAAGAAAATTGGCCCGAAACAGATATTTTGTTGAAGAAATATAGAAATTACAGACGGGCTAAACGATATATGAATTTAAAAATAAAAGTTGAAAAAATAAAAGTTGCTATAAAAAATTTGCCTAAACGAATATTCCTGAGATACAGAGTTATTTCGACAATAAATATTATTTTCAGCATATTAGTTATAGCGATTTTTTCGACAAAATAAACAGAAGCTATATATTCCAAGGCACCCTTCGGGGTGCTTTTCTAATGCAATTTTTCATACAGCGTGCACGGCACCAGCATATACATACTTTACGCGTGGATTTACACTGTATGTAAGTGTTAGCGCACCTCCTTTCGGCGTGGCAGCAATCGGCTGTCACTTATGGTGCCGGCAGGACTGTAATTTCAGATAGAAAGAAGGTGAGCCTGATGGCAAAGAGAAAATACGAACAGTGGTTAACACCGGAAGGCTTACTGAAGCTGGAAGGCTGGGCCAGAGAGGGATTGACAAACGAACAAATAGCCCGGAATATGGGAATAAGCAGAAAAACACTACAGGAATGGTGCACGAAGTATGGTGACATAAGTGACACCCTAAAAAGGGGCAAAGAAATTATTGACCTGCAGGTTGAAAATGCCCTTCTTAAACGCGCCCTTGGCTACGAATACGAGGAACTGTCCGAAGAATATGAGTCTGGAACCCTGACGAAAAAGAAAGTAACCAAAAAGCAGGTAGTTCCAGACACCACAGCCCAAATCTTCTGGCTTAAGAATCGGCGTCCGGATAGATGGAAAGATAAACAGGACGTCCAGGTATCTGGAGAACTGAAAGAAGAACAGACGAAACTTGATGATCTGATCAGACAGATCAGCGGAGATGGATAATGAGCGCGGAACGGCTGGTGCTTTCCCGAAAGTATAAAGCGTTCCTAAAATGCAATGCACCGGTGGAGTTCCTTGAAGGCACTACAGCAGCAGGAAAAACCACAGTGGGGCTTTTTAAGTTTATGTGCAAGGTTGCAGAATCGCCAAAGAAACTGCACATTCTGGCGGCAAAAGACACCGGTACAGCAGAAAAAAATATCATCAACAAAGATCTGGGAATCGTTGATGATTTTGGAATATTAGTACAGTATAACGGAAATGGCACCAAAGACGATAAAATTCCACATATCCTATTTCGAACCAGCAGGGGCAATAAAATTATTTACGTTATGGGCTATGGAGACAAAAAGAAGTGGCAGAAAGCGCTTGGAGGTCAGTATGGCTGTCTGTATATAGACGAGATTAACACAGCGGACATAGATTTTGTCCGTGAAGCTTCCATGCGTTGTGATTACCTCATGGCGACACTTAATCCAGATGATCCGACACTGGACATATACAAAGAGTACATCAACTGCAGCAGGCCCCTACCGGAATGGGAACAGGACACTCCGCAGGAAATTAAAGATGAGCTGAAAGAAGAACCAAAACCCGGCTGGGTACATTGGTTCTTTTCTTTTGATGATAACGCAGGACTTCCGGAAGAAAAGAAGCAGAAGATCATGCAGAACACACCTAAGGGTACAAAAATCTGGAAGAATAAGATCCAGGGCCTGAGAGGAAAAGCAACCGGCCTGGTATTCCCGAATTTCAGCAGAAAGAAACATGTCGTATCAGAAAAATGGGTGAGAGCCCAGATGGCAGCGGGAAAGCTGAAATTCAAAAAGTTCACCTGTGGCCTGGATACGTCTTATTCCTCGAAGTCTCCGGATACGATTGCAATGATATTCCAGGGAATCACGGAAGACAGAAAGTTGATCACACTTGCTGAAAAAGTATACAGCAATAAAGACCTTGATCAGCCTCTTGCTCCGTCAGATACGGCTGTGAAATTCATAGATTTCCTTGAGAAATGCCGGAAAGACTGGGGCTTTGCCAAGGATACGTTTGTTGACTGTGCAGATGCGGCGACGATCACGGAACTTCGAAAGTATAAGCGGCTCCATGGATGCCTCTATAATTTCATAGAATCCTACAAGAAAGTGGAGATCCTGGACAGGATCAAGCTCCAGCTGGGCTGGATTCAGCAGGATTGTTATCTGGTTCTTGATACCTGTACAAATCATATAGCCGAAATGGAGAAATACTCCTGGGATGAGGAGAAAGATATTCCGGAAGATCGTAACGATCATACGATCAACTCCCAGCAGTACGGCTGGATCCCGTACCGCAACATGATTGGCTTTGAAACGGAGGAACAGAAAAGGTGAAATGGATGGAAAAACTGAATGAGAACATAAAAAAGACTGTCCGGAGCTGGCTGAATGTTACTCCGGCAAACCCGTATAACTTTCAGATCAATGAGATGATGGACTTCGAAGGCCATGCGATCCGCAACCGGATCTGGTACAGAGGAGACAGCAACGAACTGGAACAGTTCTATCAGCAGAACAGAGAGAATGCAGACCGGTACAAATTCTGGGCCAGCGCATGTACACCTGGAATGGAAATGAGAAAGATTCATACTGGCCTTCCGGGGCTGATCGTGCGGACACTTGCTTCCGTAGTCCTGCCAGATATGGATGAATTTGAGTTTGGAACACCATCACAGGAACAGATCTGGAATGAGATCGGAAAAGACAATAATTTCCGGAAAAAGATGGAAAGTGCACTGAAAGAAGCACTGTACATTGGTGATGGCGCTTTCAAGGTAGCCGTTGATACAACTATCAGTGATTATCCAATCCTGGAATGGTATCCGGGAGACAGAGTAGAGTTTGTGTATCAGAGAGATCGGATTCGGGAGATTGTATTTAAAACGCCATACTGTGAAAAAGGAAGAACGTATGTTTTGAACGAGAGGTATGGCTTTGGATATATCATCAATGAGCTATATCTGAACAACAAAATGATGGATATTAAAACCATCAAGGCGACAGAGAACCTTACAGATATAACCTTTGATGATTCTGTGATTTTTGCAGTACCGTTTATGATATATGAATCAGCCAAGTACGAAGGTCGGGGCGGGAGTATTTTTGATGGAAAACTAGATAATTTTGACGCTTACGATGAAATATGGAGTCAGTGGATGGACGCTCTAAGAGCGGGAAGAGCAAAAACCTATATTCCAGAATGCTTAATTCCGCATAACCCGGAAAACGGAATGCTTATCAAGCCGAACCCTTTTGACAACAGGTATTTTGCAGCAGATGGAGACATGAGAGAAGGACAGAAAAATCAGATATCTACAGACCAGCCAACAATTCCTCATGAAAGTTATCTTTCATCTTATGTGTCTGCGTTAGATTTGTGTTTACAGGGAGTAATCAGCCCATCCACACTGGGAATCGATACGAAGAAGCTGGATAATGCGGAAGCACAGCGAGAGAAAGAAAAGACAACGCTTTATACCAGAAACGCCATCGTGGAAGCAATACAGGAAACGCTTCCGGAAGTTGTTGCAATGTGTATCAATGCCAATAACATCCTGCTACATGGCGGAGCAAAGGAAGAAGCGGACGTCAATATCCCATTTGGGGAATATGCAAATCCGAGCTTTGAGAGCCAGGTTGAGACCGTAGCAAAGGCGAAACAGGGCGGCATTATGAGCATTGAACGCTGTGTGGAAGAGCTGTACGGCGACAGCCTGGATGAACACTGCAAGGAAGAAGAGATAACCCGCCTGAAAGCAGAGCAGGGTATACAGGATATGGAAGAACCGGCAGTGAACATGGCTGCCGGTGATTTCCGCGTGGATGTGACAGGAGGAGAACCGGATGAAGGTAAAAGTGGGCCCCAGAATGTACCAGATGAGCAAAAGAAGATACCAGGAGCTTCTGGAAGTAGCCAGGCAGCAGGTACTTCCGATGGGAGTGTACGCAATCGAGAAAAATGATTATGCAGAGCTCCGGAATGACCATTGCGCCAGCGCAACAAAACTGAAAGCTACAGTAAGAGAATTCCGACAGCAGGGATTCAAGGCCCACTATAACAGCAGGTAAGCGATATGGCGAAGATCAATGATGTATATGATATTGGAGCCGCGTTCGAAGCTATTGAGAATGAGCTGATAGCATCCATGATCCGGAACATGAAACGCCATAAAGCAGAAGAATCCGATGAGAAGATGCAGTGGTCCATGTGGCAGACAGAGATGCTGAAATCCTTGGAAAAGTATAAGCATGACAACAAAAAGAAGTATGGCAAGCAGTTTAAAGACATCAATGTCAAGATCAGCGGCCTGATAGCAGCCGCAAACATAGAAGGCCAGATGGAACAGGAAAAGAAGATCCTGGAAGCAATCCGGAAAGGTTTTCCTGCAAAGCGGGTTACGAAAGGCGGTACGGCAGAATTCTTTAAACTGAATGACCGGAAACTGGAAGCACTGATTAAAGCTACCATGGACGACATGGAGAAGGCAGAGACAGCAGTCCTCCGCATGGCAGACGACCAGTATAGGAAAGTCATCTATAACGCTCAGGTATACGCAAATACAGGAGCTGCAACATACGAAACGGCTGTTGATATGGCAACAAAGGACTTCCTGAAGGCCGGACTTAACTGCATTCAGTACGCAAACGGCGCAAGACATACCATTGCGGACTATGCGGACATGGCGATTCGAACAGCAAGTAAACGTGCGTACCTGCAGGGAGAGGGCGTAAAACGCCAGGAGTGGGGAGTACATACTGTGATCATCAATAAGCGTGGCAGTGGATGTCCCTGTCCCCTGTGCGTCCCGTTTGTAGGGAAAGTCATGGTTGATGATGTTTGGAGCGGCGGAACCAGGAAAGAAGCCTCAGAGACCGGATATAAACTGCTGTCAGAAGCTATAGCTGCTGGTCTGTACCATCCACGATGCAGGGACAGCCACACAACTTATTTTCCCGGGATATCCACCCCACCGGATGGGAAGTTCACAAAGAAAGAGCTCAAAAGGATAGAAAAGAAGAATAAGCAGGAAAGCCGGCAACAATATGCGGAACGGCAGGTAAAACAGTATGTAAGACTTGCAGATTTTTCTTTAGATCCGGATAATCAGGAGAAATATAGCCAAAAAGCAAATGAGTGGAAAAACGTTGCAAATGGAACGGATACTGATATAATGATATCAGGAGCCAGAATTACGGATATATTCAGCAAAGAGGCAGATGAATTTGCTGACATGTATTACAAGGAGATCCGGAGTTTTTCTACAGATTCGAAGAAAATCGCTGATAATCTTGGAAAAGACGAAGCAGACATAAGAAAAATAAAAGCTTATTTGTTTGAGGATGATTCCCTGCTGGACACAGAAACAGGAAAATACAGACGTTTCGATCCGGACTGCGCGATTGCTCAGAGCTGGCAGCGACTTATGACAGGAAAAGACATTAAGCAGCATGACAGGACGCTGATAGAGCATGAGCTTCTTGAAATGAAGATAAAAAGGGAAAATCCGGATATGGAACACTGGAAAGCACACCAGATAGCTTCGGAAAAATATGATTATCCAAAGGAGGCAATGAAGTATTATGGTAATCTTAAAAAATATAAAAAAGACAAGTAATACAATATCTGCCGACTATTATCCGGAAGGCAGGGAACCGAAAGGATACATGGAAATAAATTTGAAAAATGGAGCTGTTATCGGACATGATAACGCCAGTACGTTTGCAGCTCCACATGTCAGACGAGAATTGAAACGTTTGTCAGAAAGAGACAATCCACCAACAGAAAAAACAGTATTATGGTATTGATACCACCAGTCAGAAATGGCCGGTGGTATTTTTATACTCGTTTTTAAAAGAAAGAGAGGACAAGAAATGAAGTTTGAAGAAGCGTTAAAGGCAATGAAATCAGGAATCCCAGTAAAACTTCCGTCATGGGCTGGCTATTGGTGGTGGGATGAAGAATCCCAAACAATCCTTATGTACACAAAAGATGGTGGTTGTTTGGATATAAGAGAAACACAGAATGTAGAGTATACGCTTCGGAATATTTTTTCCGATGAGTGGATTTATGCGAATGGTCAGAACTGCCCGATTCTTGGCGGAGAAGCAACATTTTCGTTTGGAGAAGCAATTAAGTATCTGAAAAGAGGTATGAAAGTAGCAAGAAAAGGCTGGAACGGCAAGAAACAGTACATCCAGCTGGCAACTGGGATTTCCTACAGGTCAACTGATGATGAAATTGTGAATTGTGAACATGATGCAATTGGAAACAAAGCAGTGGCTTTTGTGGGAACATCTGGTGTACAGATGGGCTGGCTTGCATCCCAGGCGGACATGCTTGCTGAAGACTGGATTTTTGCAGAGTAATTGCGCCGGCGCAACGGAGGGGAGGTGAGGGACATGAAGATCAGAGTTATCCATGATTTCTATGATAAAGAGAATGATCTGGAACTCCGGAAAGTCGGAGAAGAGTACGAGGTAACAGAGGAAAGAGGCAGATACCTGGTAGATTTCCGAGTGGCGAAAGAGATCACAGATCAGGAAAGCGGTGATCCGGAATCCCCCGTTGAGGCGTAGGGTGAAACGCCTTATTTTTATGCCCGAAGGCTTAAAACTACACGGAGACACCGGGTTATCAACTGTCTATGTGAGACACACGTAAAACTGTATTCGTGCAGACAGCACATAAAAAACTGTAAAGAGGAGCATGAAAAATGTTTAAGAGATTTCGATGCAAAGTACCAATGAACCTGCAGAAATTTGCAGAAGGAGGATCTGGTGATGGTGGGGCAGCAGGTGCTTCAGGAGCGGATGGTGGAACATCACCGGCAGGAGCACAGCAGACACCACAGTTTGATTATGACAAGCTGGCCAGTCTGATCGCAGGAAAACAGACTGTGACAGAAGAATCTGTCCTGAAAGGTTACTTTAAACAGCAGGGACTTTCAAAAGAGCAGATGGATCAGGCTATCGCATCCTTCAAACAGCAGCAGGCGGCCAACCAGCCGGATGTGGCTGGTATGCAGAATCAGATCACAGAGACCCAGAATCAGCTGACAGCAGCCCAGGCAGCAGCTCAGGCGGCGAAAGTTGAAACAGCGGCCACCATGATGGCAGTATCACTGGGGCTTGACGCAAAAACGATCCCATATGTTCTGAAGATGGCTGATCTCAGCCAGGCAGTAGGACAGGATGGGAAGATCAATGAGGAAACGCTGAAAACAGCACTGAACACAGTACTGGAAGCTGTTCCGGCCCTGAAGCCACAGGCAGACGGAAAGACCGGGTTCACACAGATCGGAACCGGCGGCAATCCGGCACAGCATCCGCAGCAGACAACAGCAAACCAGACAGCGGTGCCAACAAAACGGTGGAATCGCTGGAATTAAACAACGTGTCCGATTCGGACACAATACTACAGAAAGAAGGTATAAGACATGGCATTAAACTATGCAGAACAGTGGAGCCCGGAGCTCCTTGAGATCCTGATGCAGGGAACCCTGACGTCTCCATTTGTGACCAGTAACGTAAGATGGCTGGACGCAAAAACATTCCATTTCACCCAGATGAGTACATCCGGTTACAAGAATCACAGCCGTGAAGGTGGATGGAACAAAGGTACATACACCCAGACAGATGTACCATACACATTAACTCATGACCGTGATGTGGAGTTTATGGTAGATAAAGCGGACGTGGATGAGACAAACGCCACAGCGTCCATTCAGAACATTTCCCGCATTTTTGAACAGACATGGGTAGTTCCGGAAACAGATGCACTGTTCTTCTCCAAGGTTGCCCAGGCAGCTCAGAAGACAGAGGGATATCATGGATCCACAGCAGCTTCCGCATACACAAAAGCAAAAGTATTTGGAATGCTGAAAGATATCCTTGCAAAGGGAAAACTCAGAAGATACAAAGCGAATGGAACCCTGATTATGTATGTGACCAGCCAGATCATGGATGCCCTGGAGCAGTCCACAGAGTTTACACGTAAGATTGAGATGACCCAGATCGCAGAAGGCGGTATGGGAATTGAAACAAGAGTAACAGACATAGATGGCGTACCGATCATGGAGGTTATCGATGATGAGCGTTTTTATGATGCGTTTGACTGGGAGCCGGAAGGAGGTGGATTTGCTCCACTGAAGAAGGTAGCAGCCGCAAGCGGTGTTGAAGCTGTAACTGGTGCGCACAAGATTAATGTTCTTGTAGCCTGCGGTCAGACATGCAAGACCGTTCCAAAGATCAACAGCATCTACTACTTTGAACCAGGCGGACACACAAAAGGAGATGGATATCTGTACCAGAACAGATCTTTCTCTGATGTATTTGTATTCCCGAATGGCCGTGATGGAAAGATCGACAGCATTTATGTAGATGTAGATACAGCAGAGGTAGCGTAAAAATGTACAAACCGTACGCGTCAGAAAGCTACTACGAAGGCAAATACGAAGGAACATTAATTCCGGAGGACGACCAGAAAAAAGCACTGATCCAGGCAAGTAGGCATGTGGACGCTCTGACCTTCAATCGCATTGTTGGCCGGGGCTTTTCGAACCTCACGGAATATCAGCAGGAGATCATTAAAGAAGTAGTGTGCCAGCAGGCTGAATTTGAAACTGAAAATGCGGATATGATTGCAAGTATTTTGTCATCATACAGCATCAACGGTGTATCCATGCAGTTTGGCAGTGCCTGGAACGTCTTTACAGATAAGGGCGTGGCTATGAGGCGCGACACATACGCTCTGTTGTGCCAGACAGGCTTGTGCTGCCGGTTAGCGAGGTGATGCTATGAAATATCCATGTTTGGTACCGAAACGGCTGTGTAAGACAGATATCACGGTCAGCATAGCCAGAGAAGGCGTGAGTAAATATGGAGAGCCCCTGGAGCCGGTGACATATACCGGCAGGTGTAATTATCAGGATAAGGCGAAGACGATATTCACGGAGGAAAAGAAGCTGGTCCAGATCACCGGATCCGCACTTTTCCCCGGGGATATCTGTCCGGAGCTTCCGACAATATCCGGCGGTACAGCAATCATATTCGGTGTACAGCGGCAGATCCAGGAAGCCCGGAAGAACCGGAATCCGGACGGGACTGTGAACTATACGGAGGTGATGTTACTGTGATAAAGGTTAATTCAACAATAAAAATGAATTTGCCAAAAATCAGAGAGCTTACCGATGCACAGACGTATGCCCTTGGGATGACTGCAGAGGCACTACACACAGAGGTAGTGCAGGCACAGGTGTTCCCACGTGATACAGGAAACATGCAGAACGAAAGTACATTTGTTGATCATTCACAGGTTAGACAGGGAAAAGTCAGCATTGTGTCAACGACACCATATGCCCGCCGTCTGTACTTTCATCCAGAATATCATTTCCAGACGAAAGAAAACCCGCATGCAAAAGGTAAATGGTACGAAGACTGGATACCGCCGAACGGCCCTGCATCAGACTTTGCTCCGGAAGCATTCAAGAAATTTTATAAGAGGCTGACAAAAGTATGATCACACTGGGAAGTATTAGAGAATATATTTCTTCTCTGAATATCACGAAGGACGAACATGTATACATGGGAACTTTAGATGCAAAACAGGAAAAGTCCCTGGGAGTGTACAACAGCAAGCATCAGTACAATTCCCACAAAGCCATTGGCGGCCCAAATCTGGAAGGCTATGGCGAGAAATACATCACAATTTTAGTTCACTGGAACAATTCCTCATGCGATACAGAAAAGGTCGCTATGGGCTTATATGAGACGCTCAGAAGGGCAAGAGATATTCAGACAGAAGACGGAACAATAAAATTCTTTCAGCTGCTTTATGATTCACAGGATATCGGCAAAGATGATGCCGGTATCTGTGAATGGGTTATAGAAGCAGCTGTTATTTTTGAGAAAAAGAGAGAAGGCGAATAATTATGAAAATGAATCTGCAGAAGTTTGCAGGAAGCGGAAAAACAAACGTATTCCCGGTCCTTGACAATAAGTTTAAAGCTGGAGCTGCAAAAGATTCCGCAACAGTAATTGCGGATATGGAAACATTCAATGTTGAATTCAGTAATGGCATTGAAACATGGACACCAATGGACACGGAAGGGTGGCAGAGAGGCTTAATGACCTCAAAAGGAATCAAGATCACCCTTTCCGGAAAAAGAAACATTGGAGATACAGGAAATGATTTTGTTGCTGGAAAAGTTTATAAAAATGGACATGACGCAGAAGGCTATTTTGAATGGGAGCATCCGGATGGAACTACAATTTCTTGGACAAATGCAATCTTCAATGTAAAGAACATTGGAGGCGGAGATTCCACAAGTGTAGGAGCCCTGGAAGTTGAGATCAACGGCAACGGCAAACCTACGATTACACCTGCAGTATAAAAAGAGGAGAAGAATATGGCAAAAGTAGTAAATATCACAGATAAACTTGAGTTTGATGTAGATCCAACTCTTGTGATCGGGAATCTGAAAGTAAGGGTAAGATCTGACGCAGAAACAATGCTGAAACTGATGGGAACACTCAGTAAAGGTGAAGATCTGAATACGATCAAGGAGGCTTTAGGCCTTTTGTTTAGCGAAAAAGATTTGGCAGCGATCTGCAAGTACAAAAAAGACGGAAAGAAGATTTCTGCAAAATCTCTGATGCTGATCGTAAACACGGCCATTGAGCTTGTAACAGGAGAAGACGAGGGAGAGCAGTGACCCGTGCTATGACTTGCTTGACGACTTCGATCTGATCGTCAGCAGCTTTCAGTCGCAGTACGGGTTAAGATTATCACGTGAATTGCCGGCAGGAATGAAGTGGGCCGAGTTTGCCAGCCTGCTTTCCGGTTTGGGACCTGATACAGCCTTGGGACGGATCGTAGCTATCCGAACGGAGGACGATAAGAACATCCTGGAAAACTTTACTCCGGAACAGCACCGGATTCGGAATGAATGGAGACGCCGGCGCGCAAAGCAGATCGCGACTACAGCAGACAAGGTACAGATTGAGGCACAGTTGGATGCTATCAAGATGGGATTCCTAAGTATGGAAGGCCTGGGACCACGATAGAGGTGATCAGAAATTGAAAAAAAGAAAATAAGGTGTCCTTACTGCGGGCATGAACAAAAAGTGCAGTATACCCCGGATGCGAAATGCCGGGGTGTTTTCTTGAAGTGCCAGGCAAGGCACTGTAAGAAAGTGTTTGAAATTATTTTAGGCAAGTAGTGCCATTGTGCCGATGCCTTAAAAAAGGCAGGTGGTACAATGGCAACAAGTATCGGCCAGATCGGCCTTGATCTGGTTGTTAATGAAGGTTCGTTCCGGACACAGATGTCTGGAATACAGAATCTTGCGAAAAAAGCCGGCGCAGCCCTGGCAGGGGCGTTTGCTGTAAAGAAGCTGGTAGATTTCGGAAAATCCTGTCTGGATCTCGGAAGTGATCTGACAGAGGTACAGAACGTTGTTGACGTTACTTTTCCGAATATGTCGGCTCAGGTTGACAAGTTCGCCCAGTCTGCGCTGAAGGCGTCAGGTCTCAGCGAGACCATGGCAAAACAGTACACCGGTACGTTTGGAGCCATGGCGAAGGCATTCGGCTTTAATGAACAGCAGGCCTACGACATGGGCACTGCTCTCACGTCCTTGACTGCGGATGTAGCGTCTTTCTACAATCTCAGCCAGGATGAAGCTTACACAAAGCTCAAATCTGTATTTACAGGCGAGACGGAATCACTCAAGGATCTGGGCGTCGTCATGACCCAGACAGCTTTGGACAGCTACGCCCTTGCGAATGGGTACGGCAAGACCACAGCGCAGATGACAGAGGCTGAGAAGGTCTCTTTAAGGTACGCATTCGTCCAGCAGCAGTTGTCTGCGGCATCTGGTGATTTTGCCAGAACGTCCGGATCATGGGCGAACCAGGTCAGAGTATTAAGCCTACAGATCGATTCCTTAAAAGCTTCGATCGGCCAGGGCCTGATCAATCTGTTCACACCGATCATACAGGCAGTGAACACCCTCCTGGGAAAATTGGTTACTCTTGCGAATGCATTTAAAGCTTTCACAGAGCTGATCACCGGAAATAAAAACTCTGGATCTTCCGGAGGAGGCCAGATTGCGGCGGCTGGTACAGCGGCAACAGATGCCAGCACAGGGCTGCAGAATGCAACGGATGCGGCAAATGATACAACATCTGCGGTAAAGAAGACCGGAAATGCAGCACAAAAGGCTGCAAAGCAGATGCGTTCCCTGATGGGATTCGACAAGATCACAAAGCTCTCTGAACCGTCGGATACCTCCTCGCCTGGAGATACAGGAAACTCCAGAAGTACTCCGAAAAACTCCGGAACATCTGCTGGAAGTCTGGGAAGTCCTGTAGACTTCGGATCTTTGGCAACCGGCGAGGATGCGGTATCCAAGTTAGATAAGAAATGGCAGCAGGCTTTCGAGAATATGAAGAAGGCCATCGAACCGACAACAAAAGCCCTCAAAAATCTTTGGGATAATGGACTTGCCCGGCTCGGCAAATTCGGCTGGACAGCATTAAAAGACTTCTGGCAGCACTTTCTTGTGCCTGTCGGAAAGTGGACTATGGGAGTTGGCCTTCCCCGTTTCATCAACGCCTTGAATGATGGGCTGATGAAAGTGAATTTCGGGAAGATCAACAAGGCTCTCGCAAAGCTATGGGATTCCCTTGCAAAGTTTACGATTAACGTAGGCGATGGCTTACTGTGGATTTGGGAGAACATTCTTGTTCCTCTGGGAACATGGACAGCAAATGAAGTTGTTCCAAGGTTCTTGGCCACTCTGAGACTTGCTATTGACGATGTAAACAGTGTTCTTGAAGCGCTGAAGCCACTATTTCAGTGGTTTTGGGATCATGTTCTTGAACCAGTAGCAAAATGGACGGGAAAGAAGTTCCTCAAAGCCTGGGATGGAATCAACAAATGCCTGGAAGCATTTTCCGACTGGTGCACTACTTATCCTGGCGATATACAGTTTATAGCCGGGATGATTGCGGCGTTTTTTGCGGCATGGAAAGTCACAGAGCTGCTTTCATTTATCCAGCAGTCAGGAGGCGTCATAGGGGCGCTGAAAGCTATACAGACAGCTCTCCTGGGGAACATTGCCGCAAAGCTTACAGACAAGGCGGAAACAATGTATCTGACCGCCTTGTACGCAAAAGATTTTGTCATAAGTGCGGGCCAGAGTGTTGCAGCGCTTGGAAAACAGGCGTTTAGCATTGCAACAGCTACAGCGGCAAAAATAGCAGATGCAGCAGCACAGGCGGCAATGACAGCGGCCACAGTGGCCTGGAATGCTATATGCGGAATTGCGACTGCGCTTACCACGGCGTTCGGGGCAGCCGTGGCGTTTTTAACATCCCCGTTTGGGCTGGTGGTGATTGCAATCACGGCCGCTATAGCCGTGGGCGTACTACTTTACAAAAACTGGGATACCATCTGCAAATGGGCAACAAAACTCAAAAACTGGGTTGTTGACAAAACTCGTGGTCTCAGAGATGGTGCTGTAAATGCATTCAATACATTAAAAACAAACTGTTCAAATGCAATGTCTGCATTGGTGACAAGCGTAAAAGAAAAATGGAATGCGATTAAGACAAAATTCAATGAATTTAAGAACTGGTTGGCATCTGTGTTCCAGACAGACTGGTCAAAGAGATTCGGCTTTTTCGGAAATGTCCTGAATATATTTCTTTCAAGTGTAAAGGCAAGGATACAGGGGATTAAGAATATTTTCAACGGTTTGATAAAATTCGTTAAAGGCGTTTTCGCAGGAAACTGGAGACAGGCGTGGGATGGCATCAAGCAGATCTTCGTTGGAGTGTTCCAGGGGCTTACTGGGCTCGCAAGAAGCCCGATTAATGCGATTATATCGGCATTCAATGCGGTGATCGGAACGGTTAACAGCATGATCAACAAGATCAACAGTATAAGCTTCAGAATCACAGTACCATCATGGATTCCAGGAATAGGTGGTTCATGGTGGGGATTCAACGGATTTAACCTTCCGAACATCGGAAGCATTCCATTCCTGGCACAGGGCGGTTATGTAAAACCAAACACCCCGCAGCTGGCTGTAATTGGTGATAACAGACACCAGGGAGAAGTTGTGGCCCCGGAAGGTAAGCTGAAAGAAATGGCTATGGCAGCAGTTCAGGCGGCAGGACCAGGAGTGAGCAGAGATGAACTGGAATCAATCATTAACAGAGCAGTTATGAGAATTGTTGCAGCACTGGCAGAGATGGGATTCTATATTGACTCAGAGCAGATCGGCAGAGCAACGTCCGCAGCCCGAACGGCGGCAGACAGAAGATTTAATGCAGTGGAGGTAGGATGATGGGGAAAATCATATGGTCAGGAAGTACGGTTTTGCCTGCGCCCACTTCCATGAGCGTTTCGGATGAAATCATATGGACTTCAGATACAGGAAGAACCCTGTCAGGATATATGACAGGAGATCCGGTAGCAGAAAAGAAAACTGTATCCTGGAAATGGGAGTACATCACGGAAGCAGAGTTGAAAATAATAAAAAATACCCTGGTTCCAGGATATTTCCCAGTATCATTTCACGATGATGGAATTGATGTCACGATAGAAGCTTACAGAGGAACACTTGCAAAAGAACACTTAGGGCAACTTTCTGACGGTATCTATTATTATAAAAGCGTAACGGTTGACGTAGTACAGAGGTGATAAGAAATGATCAACACATCAGCGGCTTATAAAGAGGCGATTAAAAAGAACAGAATTCTTCATCATGAGGCGAAGATAGAATTTTCAGATGGGACAGCCCTTACACCTCAAGACCAGGATTTGTATACATTCAAAATTTCCGAAAATACATCGAATGAAAAAAGCTTTGATTTGGGATCGGCAATCGCAAAACAGCTTGATCTCAAAATCAACAACATCGATGGCGAATACAGCAAACATAAATTTTCCGGGGCAAAAATTACGGCCAGAGTTGGATTAGAGATATCCGGAAAGACTGAATGGCTGAAAAAAGGGGTTTTTTATGCAGATCCCGGAAAAACTGCCGGAGATACTATAAGCGTAACAGCAGTAGATGGCATGACAAAATTTGACGTTTCGTATAGCAAAAGTGGATTAAGTTATCCAGCTACTCTGGGGAACATAGTAAGAGACGCCTGCAGCGTATGTGGAATAACAATGTCACCAGAAATAGCGTCATTTGAGAAAAGTGACTTTGTTGTAACAAATAGGCCAGTAGATTCTTCTTTAACATTCAGGAACATTCTTCAATTTGTAGGAGAGATTGCCTGCTTGAATTTTAAAATGAATGCAGATGATCAGTTAACTGCGTCCTGGTATGATACAAATTTGCTTGAATCTGAAACAGCTGAAGCTGCAATAAAAGTTGAACATTATTCCGGAACAATCGAAACTGACGATGTAGTCATAACTGGAGTTAAAGTCACAGAAGAAAGCGTATCCGATTCGGACACGGAAGAAAAAAATGAGACAGAGTATATCTATGGTTCAACAGGGTATGTTTTAGAAATCAAAGAGAACAAATTGATCCAGGAAGGAAATGGTGCATCTGTAGCTGAATATGCAGGAAGAAAGGTGAATGGAATTGCATTCAGACCTGTTTCGATTCATACGCAGGGAGATCCTTCTATAGAAGCCGGGGACATAGCTGTAATAACTGACAGGAAAGGGAATAAATACAAAACAATTCTCACAGGAGTCATATATACAGCAAAAGCACAGCAAGACCTAATCTGCGGAGCAGAAAGCCCGGCAGAGCAGTCTGCGGTAAGATACAGCAAAGCCACACAGGTATACCGTGAACTTCGGAAAACGGTGGCAAAGCAAAAGACAGAATTTGAAAAATCACTTGAGGCTTTAAAAACAGCGATGGGAGAAAAAAGAGGGCTGTATCCTATTACTGAAGTTCTTGAAGATAGAAGCTCTATTCTGTATTTTTGTGACCAGGATACTGTTGCAGAATCAAAGATCGTAGTAAAGCTGAATGCATCCGGATGGGGAATGTCAACGGATGGAGGAAAAACCTGGAATACGGGAGTTCTGGTAGATGGAACCATGATTGCTAAAATATTGAATACAATAGGAATTAACGCAGATTGGATCAACACCGGAGCAATAGAGATAAAAACAGAAGACGGAGAAACTATATTTCGCGTAGATATGGATTCAAAAAGCGTATATATGTCCGGAGATGTCCGGATTGGTGGAAAGAAATTTTCTGAATCAATAGATAATGCTATAACGGATTCAAAAAACTACGCGGACAGCAAATTGGCAGATTATAGCAAGACAGTTGCAGACTCCCTGGAAGGATTGCAGGGACAGATAGATGGGCAGATCGAGTCATTTTATTATGAGTATGAGCCGAGCTTGCAGAATATTCCTGCCTCCGAGTGGACAACTACAGAAGAAAGGAAGAAGCATGAGGGAGATCTGTTTTTCTGGAAACCGAACAAGGATACCGGGGAAGGCGGCTACGCCTATAGATTCTTATATGATTCATCTGTAAGTAAATGGGAATGGGTTCTCGTACAAGATACGGACATCACAAAAGCCCTTGCGGCGGCACAGAACGCACAGGACACCGCAGATGGGAAACGGCGCACTTTCGTAGTGACGCCTTACCCTCCTTACGACATTGGAGACACCTGGAATCAGGAAGACGGAGATATTCTTACCTGTGTAGTTGCACGTGCGGCAGGGACTTCGTACGTGTCAACAGACTGGAAAAAATTGAATAAGTATACTGATGATACCACAGCGGAAGAAGCCAAAAAGGCTGCGGAACAGGCGAAAGAAGCCGCCGCACTTGCAAAGAACATGGTTTTGACTTTATCTAATGATAGCCAGAGTATTACCGTAGATGCGGACGGAAAATATAACACATTTCCGGCGACTGCCACCCAAGCGACTGTTATGTATGGATCAACAGATATTAGTGTAGATTGCGAATATGAGATAACGAAATCAACAGGTATTACAGGCAACTGGAACAAAAGCAACCGTATATACACAGTAACGGGATTATCCGAAAATTCCGGGTGGGTTGAAATAAAAGCTACCTATATTAAAACACTTACGGTATCGAAGCGTTTTACGATACAGAAAGTATACGCAGGAACAGACGGCACCCCGGGAAGAACATACATTATAGAACTTTCCGCATATGCAGCTAAAAGGGGCGCAGACGGCGAAGTATCGCCTAGTTCCGTAACAGCATATGCATATTACAGGGATGGAGCAGAAACAAGAAAAACATATTCTGGCAGATGGAAAATTCAGATTTCTACAGATGGAAGTACCTGGACGGATTCATGGACGTCAACGTCAAATGCAACGAGCACAACAAAAAATCTTAAAAATGCAGAATATAATTTTGTTAAATTCATACTGTATGAAGCTGGCGGGACAACAAATGAGCTTGATACGCAAACTTTTTTGATTCTTACAGATATATCTGCACTAACGCAAGAAGAAATAGTCAAGATATTATCTGATAACGGTGCATGGAAAGGACTATATTATTCGAATAACCATTTGTATATATCTTTCGATGCGGCTCTCGGAGGAATACTGACACTTGGCGGCCCGAACAACGGTAACGGCCAGCTGAAACTATATGACGAAAACGGGAAGGAAGTTCTTAGACTGACCAACGGCGGGATGGCAATGAACAGTGCTTCTGACGATGCTATAACTATATTCAAGCTTCTGCGAACTGGATTGTTTTATTACGATTCAACCGGAAAGAAGAGAAAGGTAAGTATCGATACGGGCGGCCTGGCTGTATATACAGATTACACTGACACAAATAACTATAAAATGTTGAAGCTGGGGAAATACGGCCTGTATGCAGCAAAAAAAACAAGCGGCGTAGAAGAGCTGTGGATGGAAGGTGATACGAGTAAAAAGTGGGAAGGCTATATTATCCGATACTTAAACGACTTAGTTCGCATAACTGCAAATGCCGTGTATACTGATGGCAGCAGTATGGGCAAAAACTTAACCACATCTGGAACACTTTCGGTAGCAGGAACCGCTGGATTAAAAGGCGGCGCGTATGTACAAGGGAGTTTTTCGTTTGAGGATGCGGAACAAACTGCAGCTTCGTCACCTGTTAGAAGAAGACCGATAGCTACAGCTGGAACTGAAGGAAAGAAGATAGCTTACATTGCATCAGGCACCACGATGTCTAGTGAAGGGTTTGAAGTTGATCATTTAGAAATCAGAGGACAATTTACAACAAAAAGCTATTATACAAGAAAATTCTATTCTGGCTCAGCTCCGTCCGACATTCGATTAAAAGAGAATATCGAGGATAGTGAGGTAAATGCTCTTGAATTAGTGAACCGGATGCAAGTCCGACAGTTCGACTGGAAAATAGGCGGGCATCAAAACATCGGCTTTGTGGCTGATGAATTGGAAAAAATCGACCCGAACTTGACCTTAGGCGGTGGCTATGATGAAAATGGAGAGATGAATGTTAAACAGATTAACAGTCCATATCTTTTGAATTATGCTATAAAAGCAATTCAGGAACTGTCTGTAGTGGTAGAAAACCAGAACAAACATATCGAAGAACTTAAAAGGAGGCTGAGTTAATGCTGATTGCAGAATTCTCCCGAAGGGGAGAAGAAATTGAGATAGACGATGAACTCTGGCAGTACGATTACGGCCAGAAAATTCAAATTAAAGGCTTGAACCTTCCAGAAATTTTTGAAGTCCACTTTTCTTGGAAAGATCTTGAGAAGGCAAAAGTAGTTACCGGTTCTACCATAGACGGGATATCGACAGTAGATATCCCCAACATCGCTCTGGAACAGAGGAGAATGATCACAGCTTATATCTACCTGTCAGATACTACAGAAGGTGAAACGGTCAACACGATCCTCCTTCCGGTTAACCGCCGAAAAGCTCCAGAGAACTTTGAATCTCCGGAGGATGTAGACCTGTTTCATCACACCGTTGAAGCAACTGCGGAATATCAGCGGAGAGCAAAGGAATCAGAGAAAAATGCATCCACACAGGCGGCAGATGCAGAAGCCTGGGCACATGGCCGGGAAGATCATCCGGATCAGGCACAAGACAATGCGAAATACTACGCAAAGCAGGCCGCAAAGAGCGCCGCGGAAGTCCCGGGAAAGACGGAACAGGCAAAGAAAGACATTGACAAGTACATCCGTCAGAAAGAGTCAGAGCTGAAGGGCGACACCGGAAATGTCTTTTTCGCAGCCTTCAAAGTCGTAAATGGCCGGCTGAAAATGTATTCTGACCCGACTGTAGACAAGCTATGCTTTCGGCGGGAAGGAAGCCGGTTAAAGTACAGATTGAAATTTTGAAAGGAGCAGAGACATGAAGAAATTATTTATCAGCCAGCCGATGAGAGGTAAAACAGACGAGGAAATTCTTGCAGTAAGGGAAAAAGCAATCAGGAGCGCAGAAAAAATGTTAGGAGAGCCCGTGGAAGTTATTGATTCTTTCTTCCAGTCAGCACCTGCAGACGCAAGACCACTGTGGTTTCTCGGAAAGTCCCTGGAATTGTTATCTACAGCTGATGTAGCATTTTTCGCAGAAGGCTGGAATGAATTCAGAGGTTGCAAAATCGAACATACCTGCGCTGTTGAGTACAACATTGATCGAATTGAAGAATGAGGTGAAAACAATGAGCAGTACAGAGAATTCTTATTCAGAGACAGACCTGGGCAATGTATCTCCGAACCCCAGAGGGGAGTATGATCCAGAAACTTCATATGAATATCTTGACCTTGTAAACTACGAAGGAGGCTCTTACTTGTGCCTTGCAGAACTGGGAACGACAGTAACCGGTGTTGCGCCGGCGCACGGGAAGAATACAGAAACCTGGCAGTTGCTGACGCTTCCCGGAGATCTCACACCGGAATACATCGCCATGCACGATGATGTAGTCAACAAGGCGACACAGGTAGAGGCATCCAGAGCGGCCGCAGAACTGGCACAGCAGGAAACAGAAGCGTCTCAGGCAGATGTACAGCAGTTACATTCTGACACCGTAGAAGCCGCACAGAAAGCCTCAGACAGCAGGGACAGCGCCGCAGGCTACGCCCAGGCCGCTGAGACATCCAGACAGGCCGCTGCGGAATCTGAACAGAATGTCAATGCTCAGATTACCGGGTTTGACACTCACGTGTCCGAGTCGGTCACCCAGGCACAGGAAGAAATTGCCGCCACAAGGCAGCAGGCGATCCGGGCTGTAGCGAGCCAGCAGGTTACATCCACACAGGCCGTAAAAGATCAGACAGCATCCTACATTACAGAAAAAGAAACATCTGCTAAGACAAAAATTGGAAACTACACTTCAGAGAAGGTCGCAGAGATCAATAATAAAGCATCTGAGGCAAACATAACACTGGCGAACACGATCGCAGATGGAACATCTCTCAAAACACAGCTGGAAACAACCATTTCCACAGCAGACACAAGTAAGAAGAACTTAGATGCTTCCGACACGGCAGCAGGCAAAACCAAAACCGCCCTTGATATATCTAATACAACAGCGACTAAGACCAAAGCAGACCTGGACGCATCTAACACAACAGCATCAGAAGCTAAAACCGAATTAGACGCAACAAATAAGACTGCTGCCGATCTGGTTGTATCTCTGGGAGATAAGATCACAGAGGGTACTCGGGTGAAGACTGACATCCAGACCACAGGTGAAACAGCAATGAGTAACTTACAGGCAGAAGCTACAAAGCAGCAGGAGTACATAAAGACAAGCATTGATGACACCCTGTCAATTTCCGGAAAGGCGGCGGATGCAGCAGTCACAGGAAAAAAGATGGATTCACTAAAGGAAGATATAGGAAATAAAGCTCCTGCAATAATAAAAAAAGCATCAGGAAAAACTATCATTATAAATGATTCTTCGAACCTTCCAATAAAGATATTGTCTGGAACAGGAAAAATCATAATTACAGGGAAGAATATTCTTGATATAAAAAAAGGAGCTGAATTCACTCTATTCGAAGCAAAAGCTGGTACGCTATTTACACTTATCACCAACGGAGAATTGAGTGAAGGCGGGAATATCAAGTTTATAGGTGAAAATAATGAAAACGTATGGTTTGCTATCGATAAAGGGAAGACAAAAGCATCTGCAAAAATTGATGCAAATGTAAAAGGATATGTGAATTTGCTTGCACCAAAAGAGGGACTGAAATACTGTTTTTCTGTTGGGGAAAATGATGAATACGAAGAGTATGTGGAGCAAGTAATCACCGCCCCAGTTGATAGCGAGCAATTAAAGGTAATTCACACAAATTACCCTACAACCATACTGACATCAGAAAACAAAATATCTGTTGAGTATGTAGCGGATACGGAAGCATATATCGAAAAGAGAATTAAAGAAGAGAATCAATCCCTGCAAAAACAAATCCTCGAAATTCAAAACGCTTTAATTAGTCAGAAAATTTAGGACACGTCAATATCAATACAACTATGATCTATGCAAAAGTATCAGACGCGGATATCAAAATGTCACACATGAAATATGCAATTTAGAGAGCTGAAAAGCTCTCTTTTTTGAAAGGAGAAGACTATGAAAATCAGAGCAGAGCCGGAAGGCTCTTATTTTTATACAAAATTGCGCCGGCGCAACACCGGAGAAAGCGTGAATAATTGAAAGAAATACTCACACAAACATATCTTATCGCATTGCCGATCCTGCTTGGCTACATTGTCTGGCTTCTGAAAAATCAGAAAAAGGACCGGGACGCAAATAGCAAAGGCACTATGCTCCTGCTCCGCGTCCAGATGATCGAATATCATTCGAAGTATACAAAAGCAGGTGATATTCCATCGTACGCTTATCAGAACTTTTGTGAGATGTACGAAGCCTACCACAGGCTTGGAGGAAATGGCATGGTGACGAAAATGAAGCAGGAAATTGAAGAATTGAATATTAAGAGAAAAGGAGAATGAACATGTTTAAAAATTGCGTTTTAAGACCGAATGTGAACACCGTAAAATGGATGAAAAAAGCTGGAATCAGAGCTCTGAAGACTATGGCGCAGACCATGGTTGGTGTGATTGGAGCCGGAAGTGTGGTTTCAGCAGTAGATTGGAAGACAGCAGTTTCAGCGGCAATCGTTGCAGGAGTGGTAAGTGCACTTACCAGTGTAGCCGGAATCCCAGAAGTGGAGGCAGAGGGTGAGTAATCACCTTCTCAGGAGGAAACAGCATGTTAAAGATTATGGGAAAATCACAGGCCAGCATTGAACAGATGCGGGCTTATATCAGAAAGATGAATCCGAAGGTGTCCGATTCGGTCATAAAGATGATTCCATTATACATCACAGAAGGGGCAGCGGAAGGTGTCCGTGGTGACATTGCATTCGCTCAGTCTTGTCTGGAAACCGGGAACTTTACTTTCGACGGATCTGCGGTGACACTGGATCAGAACAACTTCTGCGGCATGGGAGTGACCAAAACAGGCATGAAGGGTAATAGCTTCAAGAAACCAGCAGAGGGTATCCGTGCACAGATCCAGCACCTGCAGGCCTATGCGTGCACGGACCGCCTGAAACAGAAATGTATTGATCCGCGTTACACATACGTCAACAGGGGCTGCGCAGAGTATGTGGAGCACCTTGGCATCCACGAAAACCCGAAGGGCCAGGGTTGGGCTGCCGGCCGGAACTACGGGCAGAAGATTATCAACATCCTGAAAGGCATATTATCTATTAAGACATCAGAAAAGGAGAGCGATACTATGAACATTATAAAAATGATCAGCAAGAAAAACTGCTATATCGGTCAGAACAAGCCTGCCTATATTGTGATTCATGAGACAGACAACTGGAGCAAGGGAGCGGACGCAAAAGCTCATGCTACAGCAATGAAAAACGGTAATCTGGCCGGAACTGTGCACTACTATGTGGATTCCAAGTCAGTCTACCAGACACTGGATCACAGTGACGGTGCCTGGGCTGTAGGCGACGGAAAAGGAAAGTACGGCATTACCAACCGAAACTCTATCAACATCGAGATCTGCGTAAACCCAGAGACAGATTATTATGTTGCTGTTGATCATGCAGAACAGCTGGCAGCACAGCTCCTGAAACAGTACGGCTGGGGGACAGACCGCCTGAAACGACACTATGATGCTTCTAGGAAGAACTGCCCGCGCCGGATTCAGGCAGAAGGCCGTTGGCCAGAGTTTGTAAAGAAAACAGCTGCATATATGAAAGGGACAACTACAGTGAACAATACAAGTACAACAAAAAGCACCGTAACATTAACTGATAAGATTGAAACCCAGTTTCCAGTTATCCAGAAGGGCAGCAAAGGAATAGCAGTATCTATGCTGCAGGCCATGCTCGGAGTGAAGGTAGATGGTGATTTCGGAAATGATACAGATACATCCCTGAAAGCATTCCAGAAGAATGTGAAACTCACAGCAGACGGAATCTGTGGAGCAGATACCTGGACAAAGGTGATCGAACACATGAAAGCCAACACGAAATAGTTTCCTATTACTTTTTGTAAAAAGTCCGGCAGGTACCCACTGCCGGACGAATATTGTATCATCTGATATAATCGCTTTTATTGTATTTGGTTCATGGGTGGCAATGCCACCACTTTGCCACCGTGGCAGAAACGTATGTTAAAGATACACAAGGCATAAAAAAGTGAACAGTTGCGAAAGTATTGGCTTTAAGGTATTATTAAAGCTATATGAGGATACACAAAGACAAAAAGCAAGGTACTTCTATATAGTACGCACGTCGAGACGGTCTGTTTACTCTCGAGAAAAGCCCCAGTTTAAGTGGGTTTCCGGCGATTATCGCAGGATATGAACCTGTGTTTTTAGCGAAAAATTATGAGAATATAGAATTTCCCCACAAGGGGTGTAAGTAAAATCCGCGGACAACTGCTTGTGCGC